TCCAATCACGAGTATAACGACGGTCATAGGGTTCAATAGGTATGTGGTATATTTTCATAAGTTCCTTTATTTGTAGTCGTCATAAATGACGGTGTCTACATCTTTATAAGTATTGTTTTCAACGGTTGATAATCCTCTAAACTGCATCTTACCACTTTGAGTAATAACCATTTCTTGAAAGTTATCAATCTTAAACGATAAGTTTTCAAATCTAAATACTGGACTTTTACTGTCTCGTAAGGTTAATACAACTTCTGTATTAGACGATTCCGCAATTACACTATTTAAGAATCGTGTATTCGTTACATCCATTTCTTGAATAAGGGTTACTTCTAATGTATATAACGCATCAAGGAAATCAAATGGTGTTTCAATGTAAGTACAATCTTTACGACCAGCACCAATGTATAATCTTTTAATATATGGGTACTTTCCTAATAGTTCGTAAATAAGTTCTAAATGTCCTTTTAACAAAATAGAGGATTCAACAAACATTGTTTCCTGTCCTGTAAATTGTCCTTCTTGTTCTTTACCAATCCAAATTCTCATTATTCTACTTCCTTCCCAGTCCAAGATGTGGTTACTTCAACGTCACATTTCATAGGTACTGATATCTTTTCTAATGCGGCTTCAATCATAATCTTACTTAACAATTCTCCAGCTCGCTTTCTGTTTTCATAGGGTGCTTGTCCTATAATTTCATCGTGCACTGTCATTAACAATTTAAACCCCAAGTTTTTTAATTCTTGGTTTCTATTTAACTTAACCAGTGCGGACTTAATCATATCTGCGGCACTACCTTGAATCCTGCTATTAACACATTGTCGTTTAGCATCTTCTATACGCATTGTGTTTGCTTTTATAATTATACCATCTTGTTTAGCATTGTCAATAATTTCGTTAACTTTTTTGTAGCCAAATGCTTTGTTTAACTGATTAGTATATTTTTCAACAATGTCTGGGGTAATCTCAAGTTTCTTTTGAATATCAAAGTTTAATGGGTCAAAGTTTTCAACTGCTCCTTCTACCACACTAAACTCGTATTCTGGTAGTAACATATCTGGTAATCTTCTTTTTCTACCCCAAGCAGTTTCAACAAAACCCTTTTTAGAAGCACCTAACTGCGATTCACTAATAAAGGTTTTAACTTTCGGGAATCTATCAAAGAAGGTTTTCATAACCCCTTCTGCTTCTTTTTTAGTTATGTTTAGTGTTTCCGCAATACTTGCTGGTCCTTTACTATACATAACACCTAACACAATTGCTTTAATAATGTTGCGTCGTTTCTTTGCTTCTGGGTTCTTAGTCCCGTCTGGTCTTACTTCTAAACATTCTTCGTATGGTATCTTATAAACTAAACTTGAAACCCAAGCATAGATATCTTTGTTTTCTTTATATGCCTTTTGTAGTTCTGTATCTCCAGACATATGAGCCAAGATTCTTGGTTCTTGTTGTGAGTAGTCACTACCTATAAATACATAACCTTTGTCTGCTACAAACATCTTTCTAATATCTTTGTTTTGGCTTGGTATGTTTTGTAAGTTAGGGTCACTGCTACTAAACCGTCCAGTCACTGTCCCAGTTAAGTTAAAACTGGTATGTATCTTATTAGTCTTTGGGTTAATGTCCTTGGGTAGTTTTTCAATATAAGTACCCAACAACTTTTCTAATGCCCTACATTTTAAAACCGCGTCGCCTACTGGGGTATTTAGTTTTAATAATATGTCTTCACCAGTTCCTCTTGGGTTATCCTTACTAACTGGTTCAAGTTCCATAACATCATACAATAAAATAGATAATTGTTTAGGACTTGAATAATTAATTGGTGTTTGTAATTTCCCAGGATTTTTTAAATTATAACTTGTAATTTTTGCTTGATACTTCTCAAGTTCTTTATAAAATAATTGTTTGGCTTCTTCTAATTCTTTTCTATATTTTACTTCTAAACCTTTGGCGTAGTCTACATCTAATGCTACTCCTTGGTTTTCCATTTCTACAACAACTTTAATAGCAGGTAGTTCAACATAATTATAAACATAACTAATTCCACTATAAGGACTATCTGTGTTAATGTTATTGTAATTCAAGTAAGGCCATTGAAACTTAAAAAGTTCGTAGGTCATTTCTGCGTCGTGTGCTGCATATATGTATGCTGTATCAATAGGCACTTCGGCAAAGTTGGTTCCTTCGAACAAATCACTATACTTAAATATCTCTTCTTCTTCTTGTTGTTTACTAATAATGTAGGAACTATACAAATACTTTAATCCGTGCGATTCGTTTTCGTTTAAAAGGTGTGCGCCAATAAGCGTATCCCAAACTATACTTTCGTCTTTAACTTCAATACCCACTTGCCATTTAAGGACACGGATATCGAACTTACCATTATGCCAGATAGTACCTGCTTTATCAATCAACCGTTGCAAAGGTTCTTTAACTTGTTCTTCCGTAAGTTGTGTTTCAATACGAGTTTTAGTAAATGTCGATGTATGGTTGATGGGGATATAAACCCCTACTTGTTCTGGTGTTTTTAAACTTACACCAACAATTTTATCAAGTATGGGGTTTAATCCAGTAGTTTCTGTATCAATTGCTACTAAACCTTCACCACTTAAACAAGTATCAATATACTTATTAAGTGTTACAACATCTGTTATAACTTTATATCTGTTAGCATACTTACCCAAATTAGCATTAACACGCTGTCTAACTTGGTCTACATTACTAACTACACTTTGAACGGACTTTGTTTTAGGCTTTGCTTTTTTAATAATGCTTTCTTTACTATCCCTTTTTGGTAGGTCTAATAAAGGCATTAGTAGATTCTACGACGTCCTGGTTGTGGGACATCAGATGGTTTGTCTTCTCGTGGAGTAACTTGTTCATTACTACCAACAGTCAACTTGCCAGTTTTTAAGAATGCTTTTAATTCTTCTGGAGTGCGTTCCAAGATAATAGTCTTTTCACGACCAGAGATATCAACTTTTTCTGGTAATTGTTCTAATGTCATTTCTGGATAATTAGTGTCTTGTTCTAAAGCAAAGATACCATAGGTGGTCTTCATATCACCAGCAACACCATTTCGTTCAATTTCAAATGGTCGTTTAAACAATGGTTTAATACGGCGACCAAAAGGTTCTAATAATTTTAGGAAGGTACGACCCCTATCCCAAATCTTAACTTTCTTGTCTTTTACATCATACATCTGGGCAAAGATACGGACTTCGGGTTTAAGTCCAGCAGCACATAAGGGACAATGGTCAACTGGGTCTCCCGCTTGGCGTAAGCAGTTCACATAACGGAACTTGTCGCCATCCTTTACTTTGTGGACTACAAAGATGTCTAAGTCATCTGTAGTCTCTGCTAAAAAGTGTACCACAGCAGTATCCTTATCGTTCTTCAACGAAAAGAATTCGCTACTGTTACTTGGTGCTTGGTACTTTTCCAAGTCGTTAGGGTTAATTCGGCTCATTAAGTTAAATTCCTTCTTTCTTTAGTTTTTTAAAGTTTTCATAAGTTAGGTCATTGATGTCCTTCCCTTCGGGCATCGTATAGTACTCTATTAACTTATTATTAACTTTTTCTTTAAATCTGGTGACTGCTTTTCTTCCTGCGTCGTCACCATCAAACGCAAGTACATATTTTCTTACTGGGTAGTCTTTCAGTATCTGGTATTGTTTGTTAGTTCCAGTTCCTAACAATGCTACTGCGGGTATTCCCCAACTCCATAGTGTTAACGCATTTATAATACTTTCAACTATTACCAGTTCTTTTGTAGTTGGTTCAACCTTATCCAACGCATAGACTGGTTTGTCTATGTTAGTTGGCATATTGAAGAACTTTGTATTAACGCTGCGCCTTGTAATAAATAAACAATTGCCGTCTACATCATTACAAGGAAAGGTTAAGCAACTCGTGTCCTTATCGTAACCTACATCAAACTTTTCAATAACTTCGTCTGTAAGTTTTCTTTGGTACATATAAGGGTGATAAAATCGATATTTACTTAACTCTGCTTCGGTAACATAATTAGTCTTTTCACTATTATTACCTACACTACTTATTTTATGTAGACTTTCTAAAATTATACCTTTTCTATCACTACTTTCACGACTAACATAATTGTCTAATAACCACCTTTCTCCAACCTTACCATTATCATCATAACCGAAACAATGGCTAATTAGTTGTTGAATAGATGCTACTTTACCACACGCAAAGCAATGAAATGTGCCAGATGGGTTTGTTTGGTTACCAGTTACCGATATGCCGGCACTTGGATTCTTTTCTAAACCTTCGTTGTGGTAGGGACAACAAGTTTGTATATTATTACCATTGGCTTTTAATATCCGTAGATAGTTAATACCCCTTGTGTGTAGTTCGGTAAGTAATGTATTCATTACCTCCGGAATCCCTACATTGATAGTTCTGTTGTTTAATTTAATCATTAAAACACATCTCTTTTATCGTTAAACTGACTTCTTACTTCTTCTATTTTACTTGGGTTTCTAATAGAGTCCTGGCTGTTAGGTATATATTTCATTATACCATTATCAATATCCCAGAAGTATAGTAGGGTATCTCCAACCTTATCGTCACGATTCTTTTTAATAGTTATTTCGAGTCCAGCTCCAGTTTGTCTAATGGTAATAACTTTGGTAGCATTCTGAGCAATAGCATCAGCACCATAAATGTTTTCAACATCTGGTGTACCACCTTCTTTATCGTTTCTTACCCCACCTCTATTTGCCTGACTCAATACCACTACTGGTATTTTAAGGTCACAACTCAAATCAAACAAATCACTACTAATATGTTCAAGTTGTTCCCTTGTAGAGGAGTTTCTATTACCTCTTTCATCTTCTAATAGGGTGTATTGGTCAACTCCAAGTATATCAAGTTTGTTTACCTCGGCAAAGTGCCTTAGCCGAGTAACCGTAGCCCTACCCCCTAATTGTTTTTTACTAATAACAAAAAAGGGTACATTACTATTTTTAAGCCCATTTAAATACTGCTTATAACCGTCTAAATTGGGTATAGTACCTCTAACTAACTCTTTGTTGCTAAAGTTGTTTAAAATGGTGTCTATACGGTAACCAATGCGTTCATCGGTCATTTCACCACTATATATACCTACCCTTTTGCCTTGTTTCCAAGCGGCAACCATAAACCATAATAATAACCAAGTTTTACCTTGACCCGTTCTGGCTACAATGGTGGCTAACTCTTCTCCAGGCATCCAACCATAAATAATTTCATCTAATTCTGGTAACCCAGTTTTAATAACTTCTGATACACCCTGCTTTTTATCTTCAATTACTTTTAATCGAGATATATCCTTGGTAATATCAATTCCGTGTGTAGATGCTTGTTGGGTTAGTTTAGGCATTTCTGCTCTTAATAACTCAACTGCCTTAACACTATCTTCAACCATTAGGTCTCCAATCTTTTTAAGGACACCTACCGTTTCATTAAATAATCTATCTTCTTTTAGTGCTTTAATTAAGTAATCAGGACTATCATTAACATCAAAGAACTCCATTGCTAAACTATTATTAGATAAAATAGTTTGCTGGTCTGGCATTACACCATATTCTTGATAGTGGTTTACAATAAAGTCATATTCGGGTCTAAACTTATTAAAGTATTTCCCATCTATACCATTATTGATTAATAATGATAGGTTACCATCTTTTAATAGTTTATTCAGTATCTGTAACTCTATCATCTTTCATACCCCTCCTATCTTGTCCTTTTAGTTCAATAACCGAGGATTCGTTAAATACCCTACTTGCTAATCGTTGACCAAGTGCTGCTGGTAAAGAGTATCCTGGTAAATTACCAGTATAAATGTTTGATAACTCTGCCAACACTCTTTGGTCTATAAAACTTAACAAGTTCTTATGGTCGTAATCACTCAACTTGGTAGCACCAATATCGTCCCATATAACTAAATCAACTGTGGCTATTAATCGTTTTAGTTCTATAAATTCGTCTGTGGGGTTCTGAACATTTTCCGTAACCATTCTTAAAAAGTTTGGTACATTAATAAATAACCCTCTTTCCCTTAAACCATTACCAGCCCAAATCATATCAAAGAACTTTAATAATAATTTGATAGCCCAACTGGTTTTACCATTTCCGGGATTGGTAGAGAATAAATAAAGACTACTACCACTGCTAACAAAATTAACAATGTCGTCTTTAACATTTTTAAGTCGTCTAAAAGCGTCTAAGTCTACCTCTTCTGGTACAAGGGGTATCGGAAACCTTTTACTATCTGGTAAACGGCTGGACCAGAGTAAATAATCCATTTCCATAAAACGGATACACCCACCACTGCAAGTTCCCTTGCAGTCGTGGACTTCCTTGTAAGGACATCTTTCGGTATCAAGTATGAATTCGTATTTTTTAGAATTCATTGTGATAGACCATCTTGTTGCGGTGCTTCTTTAAATAATTAATAGTCCGTTGAAGACCATTAATTTTAGATTGAAGTTTTTCTACATAAGAATCGATTTCAGCAGGCGATTTAGCAACGAAGTAACCACGAGTGGCTACAACAGGAGCAAATGGTAATAATGACTTAACTAATTTACGAGAACTTGCGTCATCGCGTTTCATCATTGATACAAAATCGCTTCGCTGAATGTTTTTGCGTGGGC